CTTGTTAATGTAATAGAAGTTCCTGATCCACCAGTACCAGCGGTGTCATTTAATAAAGCACCGTTTAGTGTTGTAGTAACGGGACCAGTTGCTTCACCACCCCAAGAACCTAAACCATAACCAAATCCTTCTGCTTGTACAGCTGGACCTACTGTATAATATTTTTTTATTCTTATACCACCTGATGTTGTTGCACCAGATCCAGATTCGTTAGAAGCCATGGTAATTGTTATAGTTGTGTTAGTTGGTGTAGTTGTAACCATAAATTTTTTATCATCAAAATCTGATGCACTGTAATTGGATCCTGTTATAGTTGTAAAATTATCCATCAATAGTATATCTCCTACGACTAAATTATGTGCGCTTGAGTAGGTTATTGTTACTGTTGGTGATCCGTTGGTCGTGCTAAAAGCACTTGTAAGAGTGGTTGTAGATTGAATAGGGTGTATGTCATAAAACACACCTCCTGAGTAAGCATATAATATTCTGTTTGTTCCTATAATTGCGTATTTTCTAGATAAACTATTAATAAAATGATGAAGTCCTCTTCCAGCTCCAGTCAATTCGTTTTCATTTAAAGTGCCTAATTGATTCCAGCCTCCAATTTTTTCAGGAATACCGTAACGAAACCTAGCATTATCGCACCCTGTCCACTGACCCTCGGCGCCAGTTTCAGAGATTTGTTTGTTTATACCTGGTTGGAATCCTATTTTCTGTAGCATAACCCCTACTTATATATAGTTTTTAATTTTTTAACAGTATTATATTTCAATCTAAAAGATATATCAAGGGAGCTGAGTGGTATGTGGTGGTAACACAGCTCCCCTTTAAAAACTATATCACCGTTTAAACCAGGATGGAAGACCTAAATGTGGACGCTTGTCGAACATATTATTTTTAGCTCCTGGAGTTTTTCTATTATTATAGTGAAGAAATACTTGTACACATTCTTTGCCTTTAAATTTTTTTCTCCAATGTTCTAATTCACAACCAGAATAAACTAACATATCCCCTATTTTTAAATCTACTTTAATTCCTTTCTGGCCTAATTTTCCAGATGGCTCTAGGTATATAGGCCAGTTATCTCCACCTAAATTCATGGTCGTAGAAATTTCACAACTAAATCTATCTTTATGTCTTTTTAATTCATCACCTTTTTTATAAATTCTTGCATAAGTGTAAGCTGGATATAATTTTAATTCTGTAGTCTTCTCCATAATCGGTTGACATTTAAGCATTAAAGTTTCCATAGCTATATCAGAATAACTTGCATAGGTGTTTGGAATTTGCTCATTTTCACCTTCATAATAACCTAGTAATGTTTCATAAGGTGATATGTATTTAACTTTACGGCAGGTATCTAACACTTGTTTTTTCATACAAAAATAGTTGTATAAAAATAAAGCTAAATCTTTATTAATTGCTTGTCTTATAATTACGTATTTATTTTTTTTAAACATCTTTAGCCATTACTTTTGGCACAGCTTGAATATTCCAATGTATAAATCTAAAAGGTTCAACACCATGATCTACAACAAATTCATGCTCCAAATAACCTGGAAAAATAAGTAAAGTTCCTGGTTGAGGTTTATAATGAATAAGTTCAGTTCCGTTAACAATTTTTTTTATTTCGGGTTTTAATTTTAATTTAGTAGCACGTGCACCTGTTCTTGGTTCGTGAAATACAGGGTAAGAAGTTTTATTACTACACTTTAAAAAATAAAAACCTGATACGTGTTGATTCCAATGTATGTGTGCACTATGATATCCACCACCCTTTTTAGAAAATTCTTGTACCCATAACTCACTAAACATAGTTGTATATGAAGACATATCATAACCATGATCATCTAAAAAATCCCAAGATCTTTGACCTACATAGTTCCTAAAATCTAAAAAATTATTGTCGTGTATTAAAGGTGTTGAGTGATGTGAATAACCAAAATCTTTTGTAGTTTTAATTATTTTTTTATCTCTAGTTCTAGCCTCTTTAATATATTTATTTGTAGCTTTAGTTAAAGATTTTAAAAAATCAGGTTTTTGTTCAGACCAAATAGGTGTTTTAAAATATTCGTTTTTATTCATTTTTATTTTTCATAATAATTTATATTAATAATATATCTAATAGGAGATTTAATAGAAGTAATAGCTCTGTGTAAAATATTATTATCAAATATTAAAATTTTATTTTCTACAGCTTTAATAAATTTTATTTTATTATTAATTTTCATTTCTGTTCCCCCATCACAAGTATTTAAATAAAGTATAGCTGTCTTACTTTTTGTATTATCATAATCAGTATGAAAATCACTTTTTTCAAATAATTTACTTATAAACATATTACATCTAACTTGTATGGGTGCCATACAATTTAATTTTTCTAAAACAGGTTTAATACTATTTGTAAAAAGGTGTGAAGTTGGTCCCATATTATTATAAAAACAATGGGTAAAATAAATTCCATTGTTAGAATTAAAATCTAGTTCTTTTCTTTTATACCAAGGAAACTCTGGATCAAAAACAATTGATTGTATTGTAGACAACTGTTCTTTATCTAAAAAATTATTTATTGTTTTACAACTCATTTAAATGGGTATCCTATATTCCAAAGAACTAAAGAGTATCTTGTGCCTTTCATTACTGGTTTAACTCTGTGCCATACAAATGACGGAAACACAATAATAGATCCTTTAGGAAGTATTTCTTTTGCTTGTTTCAAATGTTTAGCTTCTTCTCTTACGTGAGGTTCATAGTTTCTAAAATCAAATTCTAGTTCTCCGCCCTCATATTCTGACCCATCTGTTAATTGACAAGTCACTGATAATTTTCTAATTTTACCATGATCAATTTTACCGGGTTTATCATAAGGTTTATCCCAACTATCTTGATGCCAATCATAATATTGGTTGTGTTTGTATTTTGTAAACTGACATGATTCAGACCTATCCCAATTAAAATTCCAACCAGCATTTTTATTGGCTTCGTGAATATAAGGATGTATTTCTCTATAAATCCAAGAATCATCTAACCAAGTAATATTTGAATTTCTTTTTCTTTTCATGTTTTTAAGATCATCTTCAGTTAATTTTTTATCACCGAACCCGCCTGTTCTAGCCATAGTTTCTGATTTTGATAATCCATATTTTATAACATCATTACAAAACTTAGGTGTTAGTGCTGATTTAAAATGCCAAAAATAATTAGATAAGTTCATGTTTTTCTTTCTGTATAAGTTTTTTTTCGTCTACAAAATAAATAGCATCTAATTTACTTTTGTTCAATAATAATAATGCTTCTTCTTTTGTATTAACAAGAGGCTCTCCTGCTAAATTTAAACTAGTGTTTAATAAAATTGGACATTTAGTTAGTTTATTAAATTGTTTTAATAAGTCATATAAAAAACCTGAAGATACGGTTTGAACTCTACAACTGTTATCTACGTGCACTACTCCTGGAAATAATTTTACAGTGTTTTTTTTACATTTAAAATTAATAGTCATGTTATTAGATTCTTTTAAACCTAAAGTATTAAAATATTTTTTAAATTCTTTTTTAAGTATTACTCCAGCAAATGGTCTATACCACTCACGGTTTTTAATTTTATTAACTGTATCTTTGCAATTTTTATTTCTAGAATCAAATAAAATAGACCGATGTCCTAAAGCTCTTGGTCCAGCTTCAGCAGCACCTTTAAAAATAGCTACACTTTTTTGATTAATTAATAGTTTACACACATCTGTTATTGTAGCTTTAATACCTTTGTTAATTTTACTATCTTCATAATAATGATAAAAATTATCTTTAGGTGTAATAACTTTATTGTCTTTTGTTAAATTTCTATATTTAAAATAAGCAGCTCCTATAGCAACACCTGTATCATCAGCAACAGGTTCAAAGTAAAAATTAATATTAGGTAAGTTTTTAATGTAATAATTGTTAGCAACTACATTTAAACCATACCCTCCAACAATACAAACATTTTTTATCTTAGTTTTACTAATATATTTTTTTATTAAACGTAATGATTCTTCTTGGGTTTCTAATTGTACATGTTTTGCTTTATCTGCATAAAATTTATAATTATCTTTTGTTATATTTTTAGTAATTTTATTTTGTTCTCCATTAAAAATAACTACGTTATCATTACCTTCATTAATTATATGGGTAAAATAATTTGTTATAGGACTTCCATTTAAAAATAAAGAGGGATATTTTTTATTAGAACCATACGAAGCTAGACCCATAGTCTTTCCATTTTCTAAAATAGGTTGACCTATTAATGTAGTAGCTGCTTCGTATACTTTAGTTATAGAATACTCATTATCAACATGAACATCTGACAATGGAAAATTATTTTTTATAAATTTTTTTAAATTATCTTTATTAATTCCTATACTGTCGTTAGTCCAAAATGCTTTATATAAAGGCATAAAGTTATCTGGATAACTACATAAAAAAACACTTTCAGATTCTCTACAAGAATCAATTTTATCATCAAACAAAATAGAACCGTTTCTGTCTATTACAAAAGTTAAAGCTTTTTTAAAACCACTGTTATAAAAAGCAGATGAGGCGTGACACAAATGATGAGTTAATGAAGAAAAATTTTGCATTTCTATATCAAATATTTTTTTAATATATTCTTTATAAAAATACTCTTGTTGATTATTGTAGTTAGAAGGAGTGCAATATAAAATATGATCTATCTTTCCAAAGTTTTTAGACTTATATAACTGCAAAGATTTAAAAGGATGTTTATCTCTTTTAACTCTACTTAATCTTTCTTCTTTGCAAAAAAATTCTATATGACCGTTATTTATAGAACATACAGAACTATCATGAGTAATATTAAATGCTAAAATTCTCATAACTAAATGTATTCATAAGTTATTGTTTGCACAAAGTTCAAACTATCCTTTTGATTGTTAGTTAAGTAATACATATTAGTAGATGGAAACATAATAAACATATTGTCTTTAAGTTCTATATCCCAAGACCTACCCTTACGTCTGTTATCTTCATAGTGTATTCTAACCATACAGTCTTTAACTTTAACACCATATAGTAATGTATAGTCTGGAGAGTTTCGAAGATCCACCGGATTAACATTTAATAGAGGAGCGCTTGCTTGAAGAGGGTTATATATACTACCCCATGTTTCTTTATTAGCTAATCTAATTTTATATTTAAGATTAATATGTTCTATTATGTAAGTATTTAATTTATCCCAAGTTCTAGAAAATAAAAATTCAGAATTTCTAATATTAGATTGAAGAATATAACCACTTAAATGATTACGATCAATTTCCCAATCTTTTGGCATTTTTACATCGCCAAAATATAATGCTTGTTCACTTAATACTTTCTTGTGCATACCTAGTAGTATACTTATTACTGTTTTATAAAGTTGTCAACAATTATGCGTAAGAATCAACTAAATCCCAAGATCCATTTGATTCGTTCCAAAAATATCCCCAAGCATGTGTTGCTTCGGTGTTTATATCAGGACGTGTGTTTTGTGATTTTTGTTCTTCTGTTAAACTAGGCATGGCAACAGGTGGATCCCAAACTGCTGTTGTTGTATTTTTTACCCACGACGGATATGGTTTTGGTGGCCAAAAAATATTATTGCTTGGATCCCAAGTATAACCAATACCTGCATAGTTTCCTCTAAAAGGAGTTCCACCTAATCTATGTGTATTATTAAGTGTGTTGTATGAAGTTTGAATCCATTTTTCTGCAGGCCAATTGCTATGTGTTTGTAAATATTGTTGACCTACTGATTCTTCTTGAACATTATCATCATTAAGCATATCTTTATTGTCAAGCACTGAAACCGAAAGAACTTCGTTATCATCATTTATTTTTGCAAAATGTGCCATAATGTTTATTCCTTATTGAAACTTGTACCTTAGTATTACTACACCAGATCCGCCAGTATTTCCAGGGTTTCCATTAGGTCCTGTACCTAAATTAGCTCCGCCGCCTGATCCACCAGTTCCTGTGTTAGCTCCACCATCAGTATTTGGATTATCTCCATCCCAAGCACCACCTTTTCCACCTACTGAATAAGTTACAGGAGATGCTGTAATATTTGTTGTTGCTCCCGTGCCACCACTACCACCATTATAATCTGGACCACTAGTACCACCTGGTGGATTTTGTACAAGAGATCCACTTCCGGTCGCTCCACCACCACCGCCACCAGCAAGATAGTCACCATCAGTTCTTTGTCCACCACCTGGTTGCCCTTGAGCAGGATTTGTTGGAGGAGTGTTTCCAGCTCCACCAAATCTATTAGCACCACTTGTGCTACCTACTCCGCCACCTGATCCACCTGTGTTTGCGGTTACTTTACAAGCCGGAACTGGAAAACCACCAATGGCACCTCCACCACCGCCTGTTGAAGTTATAGTTGAAAAAACAGAATTTTGTCCATTACCACCTTTATTAGCAGGTTGTGTACCGGGTCCTCCGCCACCAGCTGATCCACCGCCTCCTACCGTAATTGGATAACCTTGAATTGAAACAGGTAATGCTACGGCTGGAGAAGCACCTAAAGGACTTGCTGTATAACAAGTTGATGATCCCGGAGATTCTCTAAAACCACCGGCTCCACCTCCTCCTCCACCTCTTTCATTTGGTAAAGAGGAACCTCCACCACCTGCACCACCGGCTACTACTATGTAATCTACTACTGCTACATCACCACTTCCAGCTGATACACAAAAAGTTCCATCACCTGTAAATTTATGAATTTTAAAATTACCACTTGTTGTTATTGTTCCACCAGTAGCTACAATAAATTCAGGGCCTGATAATCCAGCACCAAATCCTAAAACTTGATAACCAAAAGATTTACCTTTTCTGTTTTTAATATTTTTTGTGTTCTTACCTGAAGTAAGTTTATTTTTTATATCTCTCATATCTAAATTCCTTATGCGTCGTTAGCAGCATCAGTAGTATAAAATAATTTTAATCCTAAAACTCTACATTCACCGGTAAAAGTATCACTGCCATCTGCTGCGTCCCTGTATAATTGAAAATAAGTTTGTTCTCCAGCTGCAGGTGATCCAGCAACTGTCATTGCACTACTTTCTGATGTAACTTGTTGATCTTCGACTGTTCCTATTCCAGCGTCTGTAACTTCTATTGCTGTTCCAAATGCAACATCAATTGTATCATTGTCAGCACAAGCAACACCTTGTAAACCAAAAATAGCATTACCAGTGTTAGTAGAAGAAGGAGACCAATAAACTTGATAAGTTAATGTTCCTTCGTTCCATGATTTTGGCATAGCAATTGTAAATTGAGTATATTGTTTTGTACTAGCATCAAAATCAAATACTTTCATATCTGGTCTTGTTGCTGTTGTTTCAACTTGTTCTGCATCGGCACCGTTAGTAGTTGATGCATACATTGCAGCAGCAGGTATCCATATAGTTTCTTTACCTGCAATTTTAATTGCTCCAGTTGCATCTCCGGCGTCTACTGCTTTAGCAACTCCAGTTCCATTAGGAGCAATAGTTATATCTCCATTAGCTGCATCTGTAATTGTAATAGTACCAGAATCAGTTCCAGAGTTTGTGCTTAAAACAAGATCAGAAGCTCCACCTGTTGTTACTGTAAGTGTTCCTGCTCCATTTGAAGTTAAAACAGCTGCTGCTCCAGAGTCTCCAACTTTTACAGTATCACCGGCAAGAACTACATCTCCAGTTCCTTTTGGTGTAATGTTTATATCAATGTTACTATCACCACCTGTAGATGATAAAGTTGGTCCTGCGCCAGTTGCAGCATTTGCAATTGTAAATTCGTTCACTGCAGAACTTGTTGCAGTTAATAAAGCTAATTCATTTCCATTAGTATCTAAAACTGAAGTTCCAATTTTAGGTGAAGTTAAAGTTTTGTTTGTTAAAGTTTGTGTTCCAGTTAATGTAACATCTCCAGCTGGTAAAGTATCAATGTCTGGATTAGTTCCATCATTTCCAGTTGCAAATACAAGAGCATCGCCTTTATCTCCTGCAGCAAAAGTAAATGAGTCACCACTTCCTGATACATATTTAAATTGTACTGTGTATGAACCTGAAGTTGAATTTCTTAAAAAATAAAATGTTTGAACATCTAGAGGTATAGTTACAATTTGATTTCCTGTAATTGTTCCTGTGAACTCAATCATTCTGTGAGAAAGAGTTGCACCAGTTGATCCATCTGAAACTGATAAAGTTGTAGTTTGTGCACCACCAGCAATTGATTGTGTTGTATACCCACCAGAAATTTGTTCTATAATTTGTAAATTAGTATTAGTTTTTGTACCCCATGTACCGGCATTTTCACCAGTTGCTTGAAGTTCTATACCTAAAGGTGTGTATGTTGATGCCATAATTTTTTCTCCTATGCAGCGTCAGTATAACTTGTATTTGATCCAGTTGCAACATCAGAATATGTATCATTTGATCCAGTAGAAACATTACTATATGAAGTATTGCTTCCAGTTGAAACATCAGAATACGTATCATTTGATCCTGTTGCAACACTTGTATACGATGTATTTGATCCTGTGTCAATATTTGCGTAAGCTTGTATTCCTAATAAACCTAGACTTGATGTTATTTCAGATGTAATTAAACCTTGTACTACATCAGCAGGTGATATTGTTCCTACACTTACTGTAGCAGATACTCCTGTTAAACCAACTACATCTGCAGGTGCTAAAGAACCTACACTTACTGTTGATGATACACCTGTTAAGTTTAATAATTCTATAGCACCTGTAGTTAATTCTCCCACAGAAGTTGTTGCAGATACTCCTGTAATTTCACTTGGTCCAAATTCTAATCCTAAAGTTCCTAAACTTACTGTTGATGATACACTTGATATTGGTTCAGTGCTAACACCAAATGCTAATCCTAAGTTACCTACACTTACTGTTGCTGCTTGACCTGTTAAACTTATAGTAGGACTAATTACAAAACTAAAACTACCAACATTTGATGTTGCGGCTACGCCTGTTAATTCATACGCAAATCCTAATGTAGGAGATCCTACACTTGCAGTTGCTTCTCTTCCAACTAAAGTTATAACTTGATTTGGAGATTCACCCCAAGAATTATCGTTCCAACTATCTCTACCCCAACCAACTAAAGTTCCTGCATAACTCATTGTTGGAGTTGCAAACTCTGCTTCTACTCCTGTTAATGGTACACCTATTTCACCATCAACTTGCGGACTACCAATGCTGGTTGTCATAGAGTGATTGGCACCAATCATCTCTAATAAATATGTAAATACTGAAGTTATAGATCCTATTGAAGATGTTGCTTCTAAACCTGAAACAGATATAGTTTCATCTGCACCCTCATTCCAATCTGCTTGATTCCAAGATAATCTACCCCAACCTGTTTCGTTAAATTCTTCTGCGTCACCTAAAGAAGCTGTAAGACCAAGACCTTCTACTGAAACAACCGGATCAAAACTTTCGCCCCACGGCTCATCGCTCCAAGTATCTCTTCCCCAACCTTGTTCTGAATATGCAACTACATCTCCTATAGAAAAACTTGCGGATATTCCTGTTGGAAAAACTATTTCATCAGTAGCTTGACCCCATGAACCACCAGTGTTCCAAACGTCAGCACCCCATCCTGAAGTAATTGCATCAGTAGTTCCCCACCGATCCGTTCCCCAGGTTGTGCCTGATTCATTCCAAGAATTGGCCATAAGGAATTCCTCCTTATGCTATACGAATTATTGCGTTACTTGCGTCTGCTGTTGGAAATTGAATTGTAAATGTTCCAGAAGAAACTGTTTTATCACCACCGAAAGCGATAACAGCAACAGCTTTGTCAGATTGTGTATCGTTATAAATTAATGCACCATTTGCTGTAAAAGATGCTGAAGTGTAACTAACATCTGCAAAATCACAAAGTGCAGTTGTTCCAGAAGTAGTAGGTGTAACACTTGTAAGAGTTGCCCCACCTGCAGTGTAGGCAGTTCCAGATGAATTAGTAATTTCGTTTGAAGTTGAATAAGCTGTTGTGCTAGCACCTAAAGATGCATCACTTGTAAATAAAGCTATTTTAAAAGTATTTCCAGTTGTTGCTGTAAAGTTATGCGTTCCAACTAAAATTTCTTGTTTAAAACTTGTACAAATTGCAGATGTTATTGCCATAATTTAATCTCCTACGGGTTTGCTGAGTTTACTGGTATTCGAACAGCGCCATCGGTGTAGTCATCTCTTCGTCTTCTACCAACTTGCTCGTTAGCAAACTTTTGTACCTCTTGTTTATATTTATTTTCATACAAAGTCAACATGTCTATCGGACCTTTTAAAAATCCATATGTTTCTGATAGACAGCAGTATAAAAGTCCATTTGGAAAATTTAAACTGATATAATTAGTGGTATTATCTGAAGCTAAAGTAGTTGGCATTTTATTAAAATGAACTCTAAATTTGTATGTTGTATCAGGAACTGGAGCTAAAAATATACGTCCAGAGTTAGTGTCTCCATCTCCCGTGGCTCCACCAAACATTGCATAATATTTAGGTTGTCCTCTAAAACTTGATGCTGTTGAAGAAACATATTCTTGTAAATAAGTTACATCTTTTTTTTCTAACCAAACATTAGGACCTGTTGTGGCAGATGTAGAATCGTAAACTTGTATGCCTCTAATAAACAAAGCACCTCCAGGAGCATTAATTGTTTCTTGTCCTGCAACTAAATCACCAGTTTGTTGAACTCTATCTGCATCAATTGGAACATCTCTCATTATCCTATATTGAGAATTAAGAATAATGTTTTCTAAAATATCTGTTGTTAAAACATTAGAGTCTGTTTCCGTATAATTTCTAATGTCTCCTTTATGTTTTAAACGTATCTTTTTTTGTTTTGCAGTTTCTTCTACTTCTTCATATAAAGTAAGATGAGGATCTTGTTTTTCAGGTAAAAAAATATTTTTTATCCAATTCCAAATATAATTAATCATGCTTCTATTGTTACAGGCCCAACGGAACAACCGTAGCCTCCTCCTTTTATATTACCACTTGTAGCAGTATTTGTGTCAACTGTAAAAAAGAAAAAATTATTTGTTAAATAATCATTTGATGCATCTCTTGCACCACTTTTATATTTTCCAGTTCTTATTGTATACCCTGCAGATTTTGCAATATTTGATCCCGCTATGCCATCAAAACTTGCTGGATTAGAATATGTAAATGCGCTTCCTGCAGAAGTAGTTGGTGGTCCTCTAAATCTATACGTTGTATTATCTGTTAATCCATGTCCAGGTGAAAAAACATTTATAATACCCGAACTTGCAGCATAAGTTTCAAATCCATTATCAGGTATTCTTACAGTTGTAGCAGGTTCTGTTCTACCTGGTCTTACATGATTTAATGCAATTCCATCTCCACTAATTGGTTTAGGTTCTAATTGTGGTTGTTTAGGTTCATATTCTGAAACATGAACAAACGCACCATTCCATTCTCTAACCATTTCTCTATATGGAAATTGCAATCCTGATCTATCAGATATTGCTATTGCATGTTTTCCTGTTGCGTATTTTGACATTATGATCCTGGGTAATAAGCTTTAGGTGTAATGTATGTGCTTGAAGCTGATCCATCTTCTGCTAAAGCTCTAGCTAATTCATCTTCATAATACAATTTCATTTGTTGAACTAACTGTGGTTGATATTTTTGTGCTAAATAAAAAGCTAATCCTGAAGTCATACAAGGAACAAATCTAAAAGGTATGTCTGTTGCATTTGTATAAGCTCCAACATCTTGAATTCTTTTTATATAATAAAAATGCATATCTTTAGATGCATTTGTAGAATCTGGTGTTGGATAAACACTAATACTTACATGATCAATAAATCTTTGAACCCAATATTGATTAGGTGTTCCTTTAGAAAGTTTATTTGAAAATCCTGCATAAGTTGATCTATCAACTTTTGTCATTGGACTATCTGATTGTGTAGTTTGAGTTCTATTAGATCTTAATTGTGCTTCAAGGACATCGGACATTCCATAAATTCCAGAAGGTGTCGAT